TACTCAGATAATGACTCATGATTTTGCTCCAATATTTCTTTTACATGAGAAAGAATTATTATATCATATTTTGGGCTATAATGCTGAACTAAGTCTGCAATACAATATGTTTTTCCACTTCCAGTTGGCATCCCTACTAAAGGGTGTTTTCCTGGATTTGAATTAATATATTCTGTTAAAGCAGGAGTACAACCCGCCTGATAATGTCTTAACTTAATCATATATTAAACATTTTATTATATGCATGATAATCACAAGCTTTTCGTTGATCATCACTAGTTAAATTTTTATCATGAAAAGAACACGACCATTTACCATTAGGCTCTATATCAACATAATTACATGTTCTACAGGTTTTTTCAGGGTCTTTATACCCATGACAAACTTGCTTAGCATCACACATTTTACACTCAAACCAAGTAATAGAATCGTTTCCTACTCTTGGCAATAAATCTGTTGCTAGTATTATTTCTTCTTGCTTTTTACAGAGTTCTTGAAATCTTTCTTCATTAAATTTAATAACTTCAAAAAAGTATGTAGAGTCATTTTTATTATATGCAACATATAAACAAAATGGTAATGCTTCATATCCCATATATGCTGTTACTTGATCATAGTGAATAGGCTTAGAGGCAAGCACACCTTTTTTAATCAAGTCTTTAAAACTTTTATCATTATGAGTTTTATATTCAGTTAAAAACCTTTGATCTATATTATTTTCAGAAAATGCTATCCCATCTGAATGTCCTTTCCAGTGTCCTGCAAATCCTATAACTTCATCTTGATCTGATACAATATGAATTCCAACTTTTTCTAAATCAGATACAATCACCTCTTCCATTCTGTGTCCTACTCCAAACAGACGAAGAAGTTGAGCGGAGTGTATTGATTTATAAGTCCAATAATGATCGTGCTGTAATTTGCGATAACAATTAGTGCCAATAGAACTTAGGCCAAGATAATCTCTTGGCAAAGATTCTGTTGTTACTTCATTTAAAACAACTTCAAAACTTTCAACTATCATAATTAATTTAATCCTTTGAGTTTATACCAAAAAAGCCCCAATTAAGGGGCTGATTAAACTACAGATTGAAATTAGTCATCAGATATTGCTTTATAGCCTTTTATTTCATTTTTCTCAGGCCACTGAGCAGTTGCAGGCTTAACACTTACTTTAATTTGCAAAGGTATATTATGCAGATCATCAGTATCTTCAAGATCATAGTCACCAGGAAGGCCAACTGCTATAACAATTGATTTCATGTCTCCTTTGCCTATGCGCACAGCAACATCTGATTTATTTACCCAATTAAGATTGGTAAAAATCATGCGTCCCACTTTTTCACCATCAATAATTCTGAAGGTCATAGCAAAGTATTTGCCTTCTTTATCATTTGTAGTTTCATAAGTAGATTTGATAAGCTCTGCTTCATACCAGCCTTCAGGTATTGCTGCAAATGGGTTTTCTTCTACATCATCAGGTGTAAACATTTCAGGTAATATTGCCATTTTTAAGTTTCCTTTTATCAAGTATTTTGTTTATGATTGAGGACATGTCAGGCTTTTCAGGGTTGTCCAATGCCCCTGACCTGTCTTTAGCAAATGAGAGTCTTGACGGAGAAGTCTGTAGCATAGAAATGCCTTTTCGATCTACCTCCAATTTAAAATACTCATCTACTAAATATGGTATTTGATTACCTAACACTTTGCCAGGCATCAAAAGTTCTTCAGTAACTTTACCACTTTCGTCATCTCTGACAGAGATCATCTTACTTGTAAACATTACATGTTTATTTTTAAGATTGCGAAAGTTTTTTAACATTGGAATCATTTGGTCAGCTAAAGCCATATAAGCTTGCCTACCATCTTTATACTGAGGTTTTAATTCAGTAACTAGGACTTCTGCTATTTCAGCCAGAGTATCCATTCCAATAGATTCATATTGTTTTGCTTCCGCTGCCGTGGTTGCCCACTTGTATGCATCATTAAGGTCTGCTAAACTTCGCACTTCTATATAATCCACTTTCTCATCGGCCAATGATAATAGACCCTGTTCAGCGGAGATTATGATAGGAGTGGGCAAAGAAGCTGCCAGACGGGTTTTACCCACGCCTGGCCCTCCATAAACAACACATTTAACGGAATCAAGACTTAAATCCATAGTGGATTGTATCTTAATAGCCATCTTCTATTTCCTCATAATTTTCTTTACAGCAAGCAGATTTAGTTGTAAATGCGTGGCACCAAATTTTAGCACCCCATATTTCTTCATATCCACCATCATCTTCTTCGATAACTTCACACTCTTTTCCACAGTTTTCACAATGCGTAACAAGTGCCATTATTCATTACTCCCAATTAGCAAAAATTTAGACTGAAAATCCTTAATGTTATCAAGCTGCACTGCCATATTAACTTTAGCTTTTTCAATAAGCTTGGCTGCTAGTACTTCAGATTGTATAGCAAGAAATGATGAGTAATCATTCATATCAATATTAATTGTAGTAATTAAATGAATGTCTTCATCATCTTCATACATTTTCCATCTATTTTCTACCATAACATCAAAATCATAACCATCACTAGCATACTCATTTAATCTTAAAATAATAAATAATTTCATTTTAGTATTCTCATTTCAGTTAGCATTTACTGGTTAGTAAACACTTCATTAGACACTAAGAATCTAGTGTCTAACAAGGTGTCAGCTATCGAAATAACCATCTTGACATGTTTGACATAATCCAGACATAGCGTACTCTTTGATACTTAAATCATCTTTAAATTGTGTAACAGGCTTTTTGCACATTACACAAGATCTTTTTCTAAGTGATTCAGTATAACCTGGTTCACCAAATGCTGTTATTGACATAGCATTTACAACACTTTCTAACTCTTTCATTCTAGACATTATTCACTCTCCTTTTGATCTAGTTCTCTTAACATTTGAGTATATACTGCAATATCAATAAGTGAGTCTTCATGACCTCCAGTATTAAAGTTAGCAACATAACGATTTAATTTGCCTACAATTATTGATAAAATAGTGAATCTATTAAGTGCATCAGGGCCTTCTAGTTCTATTGCCATGCCTTTAAAAAGTTCATCAAGAACATAACCAGTTGATTTATATGATTCGCCATATACACTTGATCGTTGATCAAAAGTAGCAGCAGCCTCAGCTAACATTTCAGTTACGGTCATAATGGTCCTCCTTTAGTTTATTGACAGCATTGTCAATTTTTTCTGGTGTTATAGTTTCACCGTTTGATAATTCTGAGTTTAACTCAATTACAAGCAGCTTTATAAGCCGCAGTCCAACGAGAAAAGATGTTTCTCTTATCCGCTCCTGCAGGTTATCACGCTGATCTCTTATTGAGCTTTCTAAGCGGTTTAATCTTGAACTTACGTCATTCGGATTACTCATATACACCTCCTTAGTTGTTCCATTGTAGCACCCCTTACGGGGCACTACCCTAGTTGACTAAGATTCTAGTAATTGTCTTTTAAGTGCATGTAAAGCCCTTTTTAAATCTACACAATCTTCATCATTTTCAATCTCAGATACTTTAATTTTACTGATATATTTAATGAGAACAGTTATTTCTTCATTCAACATTATAATTCCCCTTTTGATTTTTCTATAAGTTCACAAAATTGCGTATAAACAGATTGCTTATTTCCACGAAGTCCATGTTGTCTTTTTATAGTAGCATATATAGAGCCACCAGAAAACTTGAGGCCTTTTATCTCAAGACCTAAAGCACTACGTTGAGCGAGCATTTGAGCTATTGCAATATTTTTATCACCAGTTATAATCATTTAGTTTTTCCTCACTTTAAGATTAGAAACACGATAAACGCCACCAGATTTTTTAAGAGAATCAACAAGAATAGTAGCAGATTTGTAATCAGCAATTGGGAGTCCTTCCCTGGTTATTCTTTGTCGGCCATTTATTGTACTTGTTTTCAAGATAATAAACATAATTAGTTTCTCCTCATTTTAGCAATATCTACAGCATCACTATTACAAGTAACAGGAACTGCGTTAGACTTATGCAGCTGACCTATTCCGATAACATAGCTACCAGTATATTGCTGATTACTTTTAGCATTAGTATTGCACCCATCTATCTCAGCGGATGGGATAGTGGGAGTTTTTCGCACAAAAACTTTTTGCGCAGGTTTATGATTAAATCTAGTCTTTCTGCTACGACTCATGAATTATCCGTAATGATAAATATATCTTCCAAAGAAAGAGAAGGCATACCAGGGCTTACCTCTACACACTGATCTATAAGACCACTATGCTCTAATTGGCGATACTTAGCAAGATCAAGACTAGGCTTGCGCTTAATACAAGCAGCTTCTTCTTCGGTCATAAGTTCTTCCCAATCTTTAAGATCAGAAAGATTAAGTTTATAGTTCATACGTATATTCACTTTTAACTTACGATCCATTTGTGAATCGTAAAAAAAATGAGTAGAAGTACCTTCTCCAGCATTAGGAAACACGTTTTCTATAACCTCAATTCTTAATTCACTTTCTAATTTCTTAGAGGCATCCATTGCAGATTTTGCAGCTTTCCACTTATTTATAAGCTCAGAGTGAAATTCTTCTAATATTTTAGCCATAATAGTATTCCTTTTATTTATGAGATTTTATAAATCAGTCCGTTTTTCATTTCTACTTTAGCAAAAAACTCTCTACCAGGTCCACCAGTTATAGCAGGTCGAAAGGCAGCAGTAAATTGACCGTTTGGATCATACTCAGGACCAAACACAGAAGTTTCTTCATAAGAAAGCTCTTCACCTATTCGGGTCTTGAGTTCTTTTTTTGAGCGATATCCAAGAAGCAACATCATAGTTGTTTAATCCTAGTAGCAAGACAATAAGGCCCAAGGCGGTAAAAGCAATAATAGCAATCAACACCTACCCTAAAGTAATACCCACGATCAGGTGGAATTCGAGGCTTTAATATAATCATAAGTTTTTCCTTTTAAGTATTCAAGTTTTAAAGCACACGCAAAGGCGCGACTTCATAGGTATTGTACTCTCATCTTGCCGTGATGTCTAATACTTTTTAGTTATAAAAACGGATTTTGATATAACTAAAAGTTCTAAGTAAAATTTCTATATGGTGTAGACACAGGTCGTGAGATAGTATACAATCTATGGTCAGCCAGGACTATACCTGGGACTGAGGATAATAAGGTGAATGATGATGGAGATTACTGTCTTTAATACTGAAAAGACGAAACAAGGAGGCAAGATAGAACACTATGAAACATTTAATGAACTTGCTAAGAAATTTAGCAATTTTGAAGTAGGACAGAAAAACGGTTCTGGCTTTATTAGAGGAAAATTAGACCCACCTACTAGAAAAAATGAAAATAGATGTGGTAGTGAGTTGTTAATTATAGATGGAGATACTGGGAGAGATGGAGGTCAGTGTGTTGCTCCTCAGCAGCTTCACCTAGGCTTAGTCGAACAAGGTATAAATCATTTCATATACACTTCGCACTCTCATACTATTGCTGCTAATAAATTCCGCTGTGTAGTTCATTCTGAATACTATGAAACTGATAATCAATTAAAAAGAAACATAGAAGCAGTAATAAAGAAATATGATATAAAGTTTGTTAAAGAAATGAAAGCCTGGTCTCAAATCTGGTTTGATCCTAGAAGATCTGAAGATGATGGTTTATTTGAATTTTATGAATATCACGAAGGAAATAAATGGAGTCTTATAGATGAACAAGAAGTCAAAAGCAAGAAAGAAACGAATGAAACGGAAAGGAGTGAGAATGGAGATACTGAAACCCTCGATGACTTGCAAGAAAACATTAGAACAGGAACAGAATACCACGAAAGCCTGAGAACACTAAGCTATCAGTATGTTAAAGATGGTATGAGTAAGCCTAATGCTAAAGCAATATTGCGAGTGCTTATGAATGGGAGTCAAGATAGTGGATCTAAAAGATGGCAAGAACGCTACGATGAAATAGATAGATTAGTTGATAAAATAGATAAAGATGATGAAGAATTTGATTTAGAAAATTTTGGCCCTTCTAGTATAAATGATGGAAAATTCCCTAAGCCTCCTGGACTACTAGGTGATCTATATAAAGCAGCTTATAGCTTTCTGTTGTTACAATCAGAAGAAGTAGCAATTGCTAGTTCACTAGGAGTTGTAGCTGCTATCGTAGGGCGGAAGTTTAACACCTCTGAACCAATGGCTAGTGGGCTTAATCTCTTTTTGACCATTATAGCTAATACAGGCTGCGGTAAAGACAGAATAAATGATTTTATTCGTATGTGTCTTAATTCTGCTAATGA